GTGGGCTGGGTGCCGCTCGACCCGATGCCCGACTGGGTGCCCGCCCGCCGCCGGGAGATCGGCTCACGCCTGCGCGCGGCACGCCTCCAAGCCGGGCTCACGCAGATTCAGCTCGGCGAGCGCATCGGCCGGGACCACCGGACCATCCATCGCTGGGAATACGCCCAGCGAATCCCCACGCTCGAAGACCTTCTCGTCCTGGCCGACGTCGTCGGCGTGCCCCTCTCCGAGCTCGTGCGGTGAGCGGCCCCGGCCGGGATCGGCGTCCGGCCGGGGCCTGGTCCCGGCCGCCCCCTTGGGCGCGGGGTACGGGACGGGCGGGAGTCTCAATGGCGCAGGGATGCCTGGTTGGTCTGGGTGGGCACGCGCCGGCACTCCTGCACATGCCGGTACACGACCGTGCCGCCCAGTGACGGCGAGTCGATGGGGTGCTCCGTGGACGGCTGTCCCGGACGGATCGGCTCATCACAGCGTCCGCAAATCTTCATCAGACACCCCGCCGGGCGCGGGCCGCACGGCCAGCCGCGGACCACTGGCGACGAAGGCCGGCGGCGAATGAGCACTCACGGTCCGGGACCTCACGGCACGACGTGCATCCGGTGCAGTGGCGCAGGAGTTCGCCGTACTCGGCGGGCGCGATGGGCTGTAGGACGAGGGGATAGGTCATGTAGATGCGGCCGGTCATGTCGCCTCGACCTCCGCCCCGTGCTGGCCGGGTACCGGCTCGGCGATCCGCATGAAGATGGTTCCGTCGCCGAAGATGTTGTTCCAATCGGCGGCCGGGACCAGGCGGTGCGCGGTACGGCATGGGGCGCAGGCGAAGCGGGATCCGCGTCCGTTCGCGACGGTCTCCTGTGCGGAAATCAGCCGGGCAGTGTCCGTGTACCCGTCGTGCCATGCACACCAGGCGTAGGCAGCGGGGATGGCGGGTGCGTCCTCGCTATGCGTATCGTCGGCCATGTCGACTCCATCCAGTCGGCCACGCCCGGGGCCGTTCACGCGGCCGCCGGGTTTAGTTGTGTCTCCCGAAGCTAGGAGCGCGACGTGCAGCACAGCCAGCGATGTGCAGAACTGTGCAGAACACCCACCCTGTAGAGGAGTGTTGGCGGATTCGTGCCCTTGACCCTGGAACCCCAGGGCGTGACGGTGTTGCAGAAAACTGCACACCACATTGAGGGAGACAGCCATGCCCCTACAGTTCATCGGGATCGACCCGAACACCGGCGACGACGAGAGCCCTACAGTCTGGGTCGACCAGGAGGCCCACGAGCTCGTCCTCCAAGGCTGGAAGCCCGGCCCCGAACTCAAGGCCGAATGCGCCGAGTTCACGATGCCCGGCCACGCGGTGGGCATTCCGGAGCACGAGGCAGTGATCCGTATCCCCGCCAGGATGGTGCCGATGATCAGGGAGGCGTGCGATGCCGTCGAGCGTGCCGACGTTCACTGAGTTGATCGCAGGCTGTACCCACTCAGCGGTGCACCTGGAGATGCGCGACGTCTACTCGGTCGACAAGGAGCGGGAGCAGATCGAGGCGTGGCGCCAGGGTTTCCGCCATGACCAGGTGGACCCCGCGTCCTGGTGGCGGCCATGGCTCGACCTGGTCCAAGAGACCCTCGCCCGCGGCGTTGTTGTACGGCGCGCACGGATCGTGTCCGAGCCAGTCAGCGAATACATCCGCTTCGAGCACTCCGGCACCTTCACGAACGTCGCCGCAGGCGAAGAGGTGCGGTGGCTGCCGCGCCGCCGCGCGTCCGACATCGCCCTGCCCGGCAACGACTTCTGGCTCTTCGACGGACGCCTGATCCGGTGGAACCACTTCACCGGCGACGGTGGATCGGCAGGCCAGGAACTCTCCGACGATCCCGCCGCCGCCAAGCTGTGCGCCGGCGCCTTCGAAGAGGTGTGGGCCAGGGCCATCCCGCACGATCAATACGAGATCCACTAACAGGAAGCACTGGTCTGCCAGCTCATGCCCGTCTCCCCATCCTCATCCGCCCAGGCCGCGCGCGCAGCCGTCGCCGGACGGTTGCGCGGACTCCGCAAAGAGGCAGGACTGACGATCACTGAGCTGGCAGACCGGTGCGGTTGGCACCACTCCAAGACGTCCCGCATCGAGAACTCGGTCACTGCCCCCACAGCCAACGACATCCGCCAGTGGTGCACTGCCACCGGGGCAAAGCCCCAGGCGCAGGACATCATCGTGCAGTCGGTGAACGCCGAGTCGATGTACAAGGAGTGGCGTGACCAGATCCGCAGGGGTCTGACGGAGCTGCAGCAGAACACCGGCAGGCTCTTCCGCACTACCGACCTGTTCCGGGTCTACTCGTCCACTCTCGTCCCCGGCCTTCTGCAGACCGAGGGCTACGCGGCCAGTGTCCTCCACGAGGCCGCGCGCTTTCGTCAGCTCCCTGACGATGACAGTGCCCAAGCCGCGCGAGCCCGGGTCGAGCGCTCGCGCATCATCCACGACCCCGGCCGCCGCTTCGTCCTGCTCATCGAAGAGTCCGTCCTTTACTGCCAGATCGCCGACGTCGACGCCATGGCGGCGCAACTCGGTTACCTACTCACCGCCGGCGCAATCCCAACGGTGTCCCTCGGCGTCATCCCGACTGCCGCGAGCCTGCGTTCACAGTGGCCGCGTGAGACCTTCCACGTGTATGACGACAAGCTCGTGTCCGTCGAGCTGGTCTCCGCGAGGGTGCGGATCAATCAGCCCTCCGAGATCGAGCTGTACATCAGGGCGTTCGAGGAGCTGCGGGGCATGGCCGTGTACGGCGCCGATGCGCGCGGCCTAATCGTGAAGGCCATCGGCTCCCTGCGGTGACCCCAGGCATGACGAAGCGCCCCCAGCCACGGTCGTGGTGACCGTGGTTGGGGGCGCTGTCGTTCGTCTACGGGTACTGCCGTCGGCTGGGGTCGAGGCCTGCGGAGAGCAGGCCGCCGCCAGTCGGCTCGGGATCGGGTGCCCCGTCCTGGCGGCACACCTTCGCGTAGGGGTCATCGGCTGGGGTCTGCCACGAGTAGCCCTCGGGGCAGGACTGCCCTGCCGGGCCTGCCGGTCCCTGCTCTCCGGTGTCGCCCTTCTCGCCGCGTTCGCCCTGGGCTCCGGCCGGCCCCATCGGACCGTCGGCCCCCGGGTCCCCACTCGGTCCGGTCACCGTGTCGCCCGGCTCACCCTTCTTGCCCGGAGTTCCCGGCGAGGGGGTGATGGTGGGCGCCGGTTTACCGGGGTCGCCCTTGTCGCCCTTCTCCCCGGGGATGGGGATCGGGACGGGCACTTCGGCCCGGTCGTCCAGGTCCTCGACGGCCCTGCTCGGGTCGGGTGCCTTTGGGGTTTCGCCCGCCGCTTGGACTTGGGCGCGCAGGACGCGGACGTCGCCGGCCAACGTGCTCACGGCGTTGCCGCGTAGGTCTGCCTCGTCGGCCAGCTGGCTGTACCAGGACCAGCCGACGACGGCCGCGCCCGAGAGCGCGAGGAGCCAGCACAGGGTGGCGATCCAACGCCAGCTTCCGGCGAGTGCCCGTTCTGCACGGGTCATGGATCGCCTCCCAACTCGACGACTTTGACGCGGAGCCGGGCGATCTCCACTTGGTCTGTGATCCGTTGATCGAGGAGAGCGGTGATCCGGGTGTCGCGGTCGGCGAGTTCCTTGCGGAGCCCGTCGCGCTCTTCCTGGATTTGGTCGATCTCCGAGTTCATGCGGGTGGTCGCGTTCTCACCGCGCTTGCCGAGGTACGCCACCACCGAGCCGGACAGGACTCCAGCGAGCCCGATTACCGCGCCGATGGTGGCGGCGTCCAAGGTGGCTCCCCTACTGGTCGCGCGCGGCCTGCTTGTTGGGCACGGCGTAGACGATGCCCCAGGCGCCGAGGACGGCGAGCGTGATGGTGACGCCCTCACCAGTGGTGAGGACGTTGTCCTGCACGGCGGTGATCGCGGCGGCAGAGCCTGCGGCGACCCCCGACAAGATGGACTTGGCGATGCTGGAGATCTTCATGGATGTACCCCTTCGGGTTCAGGCGACGACGGTGAATCCGTACTTCGCGCCGAGCTTGGTGAGACTGGCCTTGCCGGGGACGCCGTCGGCAGCGCTGCCGGTGTAGCCGCCGCCGGCCTTGGAGCGCTGCCACTTCGCGTAGGCCTCGACCGTGGTCGTGCCGAAGTGGCCGTCGGAGTACGTCTTGGCGAGCAGGCCCGCGTCGACGAGCGCGGCCTCCACGGTGCGGACCCCGGAGTAAGTGACCGGAGTGCCCGCTGCCTTCGGGTTGGTCTTGGCCGCGGCAACCAGCTTCGACAGGTCGACGACAGGCTTGGCCGGCTTCGGCAGCGGGGGCACGGTGACGGGCTTCGAGCCGAGCCGCTCAGCGACAGCAGCACGCATCGACGCCATGGTGAACCCGCGCGGGTCGACCTTGCCGGGCTGCCACTCCAGGTGGCCGATGACGGAACGCTCATCCCAACCGTGGTGCCGGCAGATCGCCGCCGATACCCGCACGATGGCTTCCAGCTGCGCGGCGGGCCATGGGTCCTTGCCGTCGCCGAGGTTCTCGCACTCGAAGCCGTAGAAGGAGCGGTTGCCGTCGGTGTCCGCCTCGTTGTCGGCGGGCAGCGCGGTCTCGTTCTTGACGGCGGCGAGGACGTCACTGTCGCCCAGGCCTGCGTGGTTGGCGCGGCCGTAGCCGACCAGGTGCACGGTGCCGTCCTTGGCGATGACGCCGTGGCAGAGCGGGCCGGGCAGCGTGGAGTGCCCGTCGCGGCACAGCGCCACCGTGTTCGCGGTGCCCTTAGTGACGGTGTGGTGGATCATCACGCCGTGCACGGGACCCCACGGGCCCATGTGGTTGCGGTTGTGGGTCTCCCAGTTGCCGACCTCGACGACGTTGAGGCCTTCGTCGCGGAGCAGGTCGAGGAAGGTGGCGGCGGACGGTGGTATGGCCATGAGGCCCCCTTCTGGGCATGCAGAAAGCCCCGGCCAGATGGCGCGGGGCGGGCGGGTAGCGCTGCGCCTGGCGATCAGGCGATGCGAGTCAGGAGCAGGTGGGATCCCGCGCGGACGTTGGTGTTGGTCACGCTGAGGGCGTTCTGCGCCCACTGGAACTGCAAGTTGCCGGCCGTGCTGCCGACGATGAGCGTGCCGAAAGCAAGGGCGAGGACTCCGGTAGATGTTGAGCCGCCCAGGGAGGCGACCTCTGTCGTCGTCCTCGTCTGCATATTCAAGCTGGCGATGGCCGTGTTCGTCGATTCTGCGGTGGTGGGGCCTAGGACAGCCCAAGCCAGGGAGGCGCCCGAGGGTGCCGCCCAGCCGATTTTGAGTCTCCCGGCCGTCCCGGAGTCGGACAGCAGGAACAGTTCCACCCGGTAGACCGCGCTCGCCTCGACCGCGACGAACAGTTCGTCGTCGTTCTGCATGGTGCTGCTGCTGGCCAGGGGCTCGGTGACGGTCTTGCGGGCGGACAGGATCAGCCCGTTGAGGTCCTCGGGGGTGGGCTGGTCTCCGGACAGCCACCGTGGGTATCCCACAATGTCTCCTCTACAGGGGTACGACGGCAGGGTGCTCAAGCTGGACGCCGGCACCTGAGCTCTGGGCTTTGACGACACCGTTGACGGAGCGGGTGACCGTGAAGGCCTGCGGCGAAGTGGTTCCGGTGATGGCCGTGACGGTCATGACCTCGCCCCCCACTCGGATACGGAAGGGCAGCGCTGCTGGGGCAGTAGTCCAGGGGAGGCCCGCGCTGGCCACACTCAGGGCGGTGGCCGTCGATGTCGCTGATGCCGCCAGCGTCGACCCGGACGACTTCAGCCGGTTGTAGTCGGCGGCCCCCAGCTCCCAGACGTTCCAGGGCAAGGCGGGGGTGCAGTTGAACTGCATATCCCAGTCGATGGGGTGGCCCAGAACTTCGGTGTAGCCCTGGGCGAGCAGGTCGATCGTGTCGGGTGGCAGATGGGCGGGCGGGTGGGCGATCTGGACGCGGTCGCCGGAGTCGACGTCGGTGACGGCGTCGATGAGGCTCGGTGCTGCGGCGAGGTCGACGTTGAGGACCGGGTAGCGGGCCTCGTCGACGGTGCCCAGGTGCAGCCGCCACCCGGCATGCTGCTCTGCCTGCTCGTCGGCGTACAGGTTGAGGGTGACTGCCTCGTCGTAGACGCCGACCCCGTCGGGCGGGGCCTGGACGGACAGGGGCCCGCTCTCCAGGACGGCGCGTTCTGAGGAGCCGCCCTCGCGGGTCACGGTGACGTCGTTGCGGACCTTCTGGTCGTCGTCGACGGGTTCCAGCGGGGGCGCCACATGGCCCGGCGTCAGGTAGTCCAGGGCGAGGGTGACGGCCTGGTTGTAGAGGGAGATGCGGTCGCGGTAGGCGAGGGCGATGTCCTCGCGTCGCTCGCCCAGGATGCCGCCGTCGACGCTAGCGGACTCCTCGAGGAGCGTGAGGAGTGTGTCCGGCCGCTGCGCACCCACCTCTTCCATGCGGGAGACGACGCCGTTGATGACCAGCGGCACGGCCTCTTCCTCACGCAGGCGCATCATCCGCACGCCTGCGGTCTCTCCCGCGAACCCCAGGTCGGCGGAGTTGTAGATGGTCGTGTTGGCGGTGGTGAAGGCGGCGATGTGCCCGAGGCGCAGGCCGTTGAGATCGCTGTTGTAGCCGCCTGTGACGCCCAGGACTCCGCTGATACGGCCCACGGTGCCCGCGTAGCTGGTGGTGACCTGCCCGCCCTGTCCGCCGATGGGGATCCATCGCACCGTCCAGTCGACGTTGCCGCCGTTCTGGACGGCGTACAGCTGCCAGCGGGACCAGGTGTTGAACACACCCAGGCCGGTCAGGTTCACCAGGGCCGAGGTGACGACGACGTCGTCATCGTCGTACCCGTAGATCTCTGAGACGCCGGTCCGCAGCATCAGCCGCCACCGCTTCACCGTGCCCGTGCCCGTCCACTGCAAGACCGTGCGCGCGGACGCCGGGCCCGCGTTCGGCAGGTTGAAGACGAACTCGGTGTGCCACTGGGTGGGGCTGCCGGACGGGGCGGGCACCGTCCCGATGAGCGTGGCGCCTTCCTGCACGGCGGGCAGCGCGTTGGATCCGGCGAGGGAGTCGTCGGCGGCCAGGTCGAAGCCTGCTGTCCGCAGCGGCCGGACACCGGCAGTCGGGCTGTAGAACTGGGTGGCGTCCCGTCCCTCTTCCAGCGGCCAGTAGGCCAGCGGGGCTCCGGACGGGATGCGGCGGCGCAAGGTGGACTGCAACGCCTGCTGCCCCTGGCCCAGGCGGCGCAGGATGCCCGCGGCCTCGACGGGCACGCGGATGTCCTTGCCGGACACGTCCCAGCGCGAGGGCCAGCTGCTGACCTCGCCGATGAACCGCACCCGCCGGTTGGTGACGGCCGCGGCCCCGTTCATGGACCAGGTGCGGCCCGCGCCGTCGACGAAGCTGGTCGCTCCGACGGCCTGGGCGGTGAAGTCAGGGTTGGCGACGACCGTGCCCGCGATGCCGTTGCGGACTTCCGCCTTGTACGCCCTGCCCGCGACCGGGTAGCGGGGGATGACGGCGGTCAGGTCGGCGGGCGCCACCTTGAGCGGGGCGGTGCTGGCGAACGTGGGCAGCGTGCTGGCGAGGGTGACTGGATCGGCGAACTCGGTCCACGGGCCTGCGATGGAGCGGGCCCAGTAGAAGCGGGCTGTCTTTCCGCCCGCGCCGTTGTCGACGTCCAGGGTGGCGCGCAGTGCTGCGCGTCGCGGCAGCGGGGGCAGAGTGCGCCCGAAGAAGGCGCCGCCGGTGCCGTCCGTGCTCTGGTGGATGATCAGGGCCCGGTCCTCCAGGCGCAGCATGTACGCCTTCTGTCCGCCGGTCGCCTCCCACTTCCCGATAAGGGTCTGGGCGCCGTCGGCGTACCAGTCGGCTTCCCCCTCCCAGCGCAGATCAAGGTCGCCAGTGAGGTCGAGGACAGCCGCGTCGGGCGTGGACGCGAAGTCGGCGACCACACCGGTGAGGGACAGGAACGGGGAGCCCGCGCGGACCGATACCCGCAGGGGCGTGTTGCGTCCGATCAGCTGGTAGTACGGCGACAGCGGGTTGCGGGGGCTGTACTTGCCGAGCCGGTTGTTGAAGGTGAGCGAGCACTTGCCCGGGTCGGCGCGCACGCCCTCATCAGAGCGCCCCCGCGTGATGGTGATCTTCTCTGCGGTGTAGACGTCGGAGGTGACGTCGGTCCAGATGCCGTTGATCTGGAGGTCGATGCGCACGTCAAGCGGGGTCTGCGGGAACACCATCGCGGCGGCCTCCTCACTGCCCGAAGGCGGTCTGGACGTTGCCGCGTCCCTCGACGCGGACGATGTTCTGGACGAAGGTTTTGAACTTGCCGTCGGCGCCCGCGAACTCGAAGCGGACCAGGACGGCGCCGCCCCCGGCCTGGGCGCCCATCAGAGGCGCCATCCCGGTGGTGAGCGTGGTGGCGGGCGCGGCGAGTTGCGGGTTGACCAGGCCTTGCATGGTTTTGTCGAGGACGCCGCGGTTGTCCTCGGCGCCCACCGCGATACCTGCGGGAATCCACTGGCCGATCGCGTCCGCCATGAGCTTGGACGGCGACCCGATGTGCAGGAACGACTTGGCCGCGTCGACGACGTTGGACGACACGAACGACGTGACCTTGTTCCACAGCCAGCCGCCCATGGACGAGATGCCGTTCCACAGGCCGCGGATGACGTCCGCGCCCTTGTCGTGCAGCAGGTTGTTCATGCCGGTGACCGCGCGGCCGATCCGCCCGGGGATGCCGGTGGCCCACGACATGAGCGCGGACGCCTTGTCGGCGGCGGCGTTCCGCATGGCCTGGAAGGCGGACGAGGCCCGATTGCGCAGGGCCCCGGCCAGACCAGCCAGCGCATTGAAGATGCGGCCGGGCAGGGCGGCGTGCCAGGTGACCAGCTCCATGAATTTGCTGATCGCCCAGTCCTTGGCGGTGCCGAACCAGCCGGCGAACATGCCGGGCAGGCCGGCGAACCAGCTCAGCGCTCCCCGGAACCAGTTGACCGTGGCGCCGAAGGCGGTCTGGACCGCGCTCCAGGTGGCAGTCCACGCCTGCTGGAACCAGGTGGTCTTCAGGGCGATGTAGATGATGGCCCCGATCAGCAGGGTGACCCCGATGATGATCGCGCCGATACCGGTGGCAGCGAACGCCGCGTTCCATGCCCACTGCGCAGCCGTGGCAATAGCGGTGGCACCCGCCCACGCGGTCTGCGCGGCGGCCCACAGGATCATCCCGCCCTTGATCGCCAGGACGGCGAGGGCGATCCCGCCCAGGGTGTAGGCGAGTGGCTCCATCACGGCCTGGTTGTCGGTGGCGAACTTGATGAAACCGCCCGCGACCTCGGCCAGCTGGCCGGTGACCTTCCGCTTGAAGGTCTCCAGGACTGCGGCCGGACTTTCACCCATCGTCTTCATCAGCTTGTCGGTGGACCCTGTGGCCTTGTCCATGCCGGACGAGGCCGCCGCGGACGCCGGGTCGAGGGCGAACAGTGCCTCGCCCAGCACGTTGCCCGGGTCACCGAACAGAGCCGCGGCGGCGTTCAGCTTGGTCTGCTCGTTGCCCGTGCCGCGGAGCGCGTCCATCGTCATCTGGAGGGCGTCCTCTGCGGACTTGCCGCCCTTGCCGATCTGCGATGCCATGTCGCCGGCGTTGAGGCCGATCGACTCGAACGCGGCATCGACGGCCGTGCCCCCGGCGAGGGCTCGCTCGCCGAACTGGCCGATGGCGTCGGCGACCTGGTCGGCGTCCCGGGCGCCCGCCTCCAGGCCCTGGGCGAGCAGGCCGGTAGCGGTCTGCCCGTCCAGGCCGACACGGCGGAACTGCGTCGAGTACTCGTTGATCGTGTCGAGGAAGTCGTCGGCTTTGTTCGCCGAGGACTGGAACCCCTTGGTGATGATGTCGAACGCCTCGTCGGCGTTGTCCGCCAGCCCGGTACGGATGAGCTGGCCCACCGCCGCGGTGGTCGGCCCGACCTCCTGGTCGAACGTCTCCGACAGTGCGAGGGCCTTGGAGGTGACACCCTCCAGGCCGCCTTCGGCCTGCGAGACGTCACCGATGTTGTTGTAGACGCCGCGGATCGCCTCGTTGACGGTGGCCGCGGAGTCGCCCCACGCGTTCTCGTAGACGCTGGCCGAAACCTTCGCGACGTCCGCAGCCTCGGCCGGACCGAGACCCAGCTGCGCGGCCAGCTTTGCATTCGCCGCCGACACGTCCAGCGCCTGGACGACCCCGACACCGAGCGCCGCCGCCACCCCGACACCGATGCCGGCCGCCGCCGTGTCGAACTTCTCGCGGACGCCTTCCAGCGTGCGGCCGGTCTCGTCACGGGCAACGAGGTTGAACACCAGTGAGGTATCGCTCATGGCGAAGCCGCCCCCCTTCCTGATGGAGAGAGGGCGGCTTCAGCGCCCCTGCTTGATCCGGTCGGCTGCCTTCTGCTGCTCTTCCTCGAAGGAGTCGAGCCACGCGAGTACGTGCTCTTCCTGCTCCACGGTCATCAGGGCCCATTCCCAGGGCCGGATGTGCAGCAGGTGGGCCGCGTCGCCGAACCGCTTTACTCGGCGAGCGGCAGCTGTGCTTTTCCCTCTTCCTCCGGGTCCTCGAACGCCTCGGCGATCTGCTCGTCGAGCTTCTCCAGGACGGCGGCGAGCTGGTCCGGCGGAGCCTTGTCGACGACTTCCTCGCGCATCGTGAGCAGCTCGCCCCTGGAGTACTCCAGCGTGAGCTCATCCCATGCGAAGTCGACGTCCTCGTACTTGATCCCGGGGTGTTCCCGCTTCTGGAACAGGAACAGCAGCGCGCGGCGGCACACGCTGCTGCCGGCCACCACGTCCTTGGTGAACTCGGTGTAGTTGCGGGCGGTGCGCCGCTCGAGCATCTCCCGCTCGGCGGACATGATGCTGCGGCGCGGCTCGTACTTGAAGCGCTGCGGTTCGTCGCTGCCCTCGGGCTTGTAGACGAGGTACACGGCTGCTCGCTCTCTATCGGGCCCGGGACGCGATGCGCCGGGCCATGTCTTCCATGGCCTGCTCGACGGCCGCCCTGTAGGTGTTCGTGCGCCCGGTGAAGGAGCGGTCGAACCACTCCAACTTGCCGCGCTGCTGCACCCAGTTCTCGCGGTCACCCCACACGGGGTGACGCCAGCCGGACGCCCGGTTGGTGCGCTTGGGTGCGTTGGGGAAGCCTCGGATGTTCTTGGTCTTGAAGGCCTTCACGCGGGCACCGGACCAGCGTCCGCCGAGCTTGACCTCGGGCCGGATCTTCCGGGCGATCGACGTGCGCAGGGCAGGTGTGGTGCCGCCGTTGAGCGACACCATTCCCATGATCGAGTCCTTGGCCTGCTGGGCGCCGGGCCGCAGCGCGTCGCGCATGCCGGCCGCGAGCTCCTTGCGCAGCTGCTTGCCGTCCTCCTCCGCGCGGATCGCCCGCGTCAGGGCGGCGAGCCCGTCGTGCGTCTCCACGCCGAGCGAGAACGGCGGGCCGCCAGCCATCAGGCGGTCGCCCGGACAACGGCCCCCGAGGTGGGGAAGCCGAGCGACACGGTGGCCTCGTCACCGACCGACCCGGTGATCGGGTTCCACCCGTTGATCAGGATGGATCCGGTGTACTTCGGGTTCGAGGCGCCTACCGCGGCCTGGTCGGCGCGCACCTCGAAGGGCACGACCGTCCCGAGCAGCGGCCACATGATCGCGTCGAGCTCGGCGGCAGTGAACGACTGGAGGAACTCGCAGCCCAGCTCAGCGGACTTGAGCCCACCGAGGACTTCCTTCCAGCCGAGCGAGGCGTAGTTGGTGACGTCCTTCTCCTCGACCTCGACCGTGAGCTCGGCCTTCTTGGTGTAGGTGTTCAGGACGTTGGCGTTGATGCTCACGTACTGGGCGAGCAGGACCATCTTGGGCATGACGGGCCCCCTTTCGGACGGGGTGAGGAACGGGCTACTGGATGCCGAGCGAGGCGGCGAACAGGAAGGACGGCGTCGTGCCGGAGATCGTCCAGGCGATACGCCACCACGTGTCGGTGATGGCAGTGCCGTCGGTGCGCAGGATCTGCCCGCCCACCGCGTTGGCCGCGGCGAAGGTGAGCCGCGTGGTGGGCGCGCCGAAGGCGTTGTCCACGCTCGACTCCACGCGCGCGGTGATGCTCGGCGTAGTGCCGGCCACCGACAGCACGTGCAGGGCCGCGAACATGCGCTTCCCCAGGGGCACGGCGCCCACCTGTAGCCCGGTGCCCACGCCGGTGGCGGTACGCGCGGTGCCGGGCGGGTGGGCGAACTGGCCGCGAACCAGGGGCCAGGACGACTTGGCTGTGCCGGTCCACGGGGCCACCTCGCCGACCTCGTCGAACAGCTTGTAGTCCGAGCGCAGCGCGTTGGTGAAATACGCCAGGCCGCCGACGGCCGCCGCATTGTTGGCGCTGATCGACCAGGGACCGACGCCCCCGAGCTGCGCCCACGACGCATCGTCCACCTTGGTCGTGTCGCCCGCCTCCCACTGACCCTCGCCGGAGATCTCCGCCTTGCCGAGGCCGCCGAGGTTCTCCTTCCAGCCGTCCGAGGCGTAGTTCGTGGTGTCCTTGGCCTCGACCTCGGCGGACAGCTCGACCTTGTTGGAGACGCCCGTCAGGTCCGCGCCCACCGCGAAGAGGCGGACGTTCGTCAGGATCGTCTTAGGCATCTGCCTCCCCCTTCGGCTGGGTCTTGCGGCGGCTCGGGCGGGGCTCGTCGACGACTTCCTCGGCGACCCCGGAGGCCACCAGGTGTGCGCCCTGCGCCGTCGGCACCTCGGTCTCGTCGCCCTCGGCGGGCCACGGCTCGCCGTTCAGCTGGGCGCCCTCGGGCATCTGCTGAGTGATGCGGATCTTCATCAGGTGTTCCCGTCTCCGATGACCTTGATGGCGAGCTCGGCGCCCACGAAGCTGGACCCTTGGTGCTCGTACCAGCGGTAGCCCTGCACGCGCTGCAGGTGCAGGTCGTCGGCCAGGCCGCCGAGGGCGAGCTCACCGGGGGCGCCGCGGGCCGCCTCGATGGCCTGCTTCAGCGAGGCCTCGCCAGCACCGGACAGCAGGGCGTCAAGGATCCGTTGGGCGGACCGGTCATCGGCGCGGCCGGCCAGCACGCGGCAGGTGAACAGCAGCTCGTCAGTGCCGCGGCCCATCGTCTTGTCGAAGTTGACGTCCACCTCGCCGACGAAGAAGCAGGGGGCGACGATCGAGTCCGGTACGTACCCGAGACACGTCAGCTTCCCGATACCGGCGGGCAGGACGACCACACGGGCCGCATCCGCGATCGCGTCACGGATGAGGGAGATCTGCACGGCCGCCCCCCTATCCGAAGCCGGGAAGGATGTACGGCTCGATCAGCGCCCACACGTCCGGGTCCCGGCGGGACAGGTTGCGCACGCCCCACTCGGCTGAGCCGATGATGCCCTCGGGGGAGTCCTTGCGCTTGTAGAGCCGCGCGGCCTGGATCAGCGCGGCCTCGGTGATCTCGTCCGGCACGGCGGGCCAGCCGAACTTGGCGGTGATGCGGACGCGCGTGGTGTACGTGCCCCAACTTCCCGACCGCAGCAGGCCTGTGACGGGCTTGCCATCGGCCAGGGCGTTGTCGGGCTGCGTCTCGTATCCGGTGAGGGCCGCCCATGACAGGCCGCCGCCCGCCTCGACGACGAGGCCCGTGACATCGCCGATGTCGTCGACCAGGAGCAGGTCCCCGTCGTCCTCGCACACGACCCGGCCAGCGAGGCGGAACACGCGAGGGGTGGCCGTGCCGTCCAGCCAGAAGCGGCGACCACACGCATTGTCGATGCCGCGGGACGCCGCCCCCAGCGCGGAGGTCAGCAGGGTGTCGCGGCTGTCGTCGTCCGCCTCGATGCTGAGCTTCTCCTTCAGCGCGACCACACTGCCGTACTCGTGGGCCACCGCCCATCACTCCGTCGACGGCGCGGGCGGAGCTGCCGCCGTCTTCTTCGCGGCGGTCTTCTTGGCCGGTGGCTTGCCCTGGTCGGCAGTCTGTTGCGGGGTCGCCGTGCGTCCTTGAGGGCCGTCCGTTTCGTCCGGCTCGGGGGTGTAGCCGTAGTGCTCCAGCTGCTCGTCGACCTGCTGTACACGATCGGTCTTGCCCCGGGATTCGTACACGGCACGCTCGCGCAGCAGGGCCGCGACCATGTTGTCGTTGCTGGCCATGAGGCCTCCTCAGAAGACGGTCACGTCGGCGGTGTTCGTGACGTTGGTGTTGGCGGAGTACATCAGCCGCAGGAATCGCCACGGCTGCCCGGGCCGGAGGATCTTCAGCGCGGTGCCCGCGGTGGTGAGCGCGAACGTGGCGACCGCCCCGGTGTCCGGGGTGGACGGGTCCGCGTAGGAGACGGCGAACCAGTTGGTTCCGTCGGCGGATCCTTCGATCGCGTAGGTGCATGTCGGCGTCGCGCCGACGGCTGTGGTGATGGCCAACAGCGCCGGCCGCTCGACAGCGGCCCCGCGGTCGACGATGTTCGTCGAGGCGCCGTTGCCGGCCTGCGCCTGCGACAGACGTGCAGAGTTCGGCTGCCGGTCGCCGCCGAGGGCCTGAAGCGTGGGCAT